CCTCACACTTGCCTTGCGGCTTGTGATGGGAAAAGCCCTAGATTAAATCCAAGGGCCGAGATCGCACCACTGCTGAACCAGGCTATTTACCACCCTGAACTTCGTACGTCCGTTAAGAGGGACAGAGTTATATCCCTCAAAGTCGTACGCACGAAGAAAAGTGGCAATCGCTTGGAACCTGGTACGGCGTTCCCCATAGCTCCTTTCGGGGCTACGGAATAGGACGTCCGCCAGATGCATCCGGAACCCAAAATCTGGGTGCTCGTCAGCATGTAGGCGCCACAAACCGGCTAATAAATAGCCGATTGTATCGTCGTAGTAAGTTTTACTTACCTCCACCACGTTAGGTACAGAATAGGGAGCTGGCTGATAACCAACCCCAATTCCTTTTCTGACGCGGCTGGGAGAGGCTTCATCGAAGTTCGCAATGAAACCTCCGTCGCCTAAGCCCTCGGGAATCCTAAAGCGGAATGCTATAGGAACCGAAGAAACTAGACGATCAAATGTCGAGCGGAAGGCCCGATCACAGCCGAAGATAATATTTCGACGATGAGCGAACCTACGAACGGCATTTGCCAGGCGATAAACCGCTGGAACCGAGTCCATTCTATCTTTGAGATAGATGGGCTTAACGTCAATACCAGAGTAGAAATGACTACCGCAGCTCTCCCTGAATAGCGAGTCGAAATGACTCTTTTTACTATTCACGCGGAAACCGTAGAAAGTCATCATCTCTGAGAACAACCCGTAGCACACCGATGGCAATATAACATCATCGCCATAGGCACTCACGTCAGCGGAGCTGACGGAGAGATAATCTGCGCAGCAAGAAGCAACTGCGTAGAAAATCAGGGATTCCAGTTGAAAAGTGAAGCCGTTCCCCATACTGGAGAACTTCTCCCACTTTACTGGTTTCCCGCTACGGGAGCCGTAATGAGATCGACAGGCATCCAAAACCAACCACCATCGACGAGGAAAAAGTTCCTCAACAACGGCAGAGGCAATGGAATCGCTAGCACTGCTTAGATCAACGGTCGCAAGCGAGGAATCGATAGATCCCTCGCGAGCGAGTCGCTGGTTTCGGCTCTGATAGCGTAAGTCGACCCCATACCTAAGTAACCTCATACCAATCATATTGCCGAAGGATTTCTGGAACCAGAGATTGATTCCAGGTTCAACGGCGATAACTCGATTGGTCGAGGCGTCCTTAGGCACAGTGATCACCTTGTGTCCCACTTGAAAAGACGGAAAACCCGCCTCTACAAGCTGGTTGGCCCACGTCGGGTAAC